AACGAAATGAATATTACTAGTATTCAGATCGTTAACGGTGGAAATGGCTCTTATAAAGATAAAAGCATGCTCGATAACAAGAGCGCTATTTCCAAGGACATCAATGTTCCAAGCTTGATATTAGCTCGGCAAACAAGATATCCCAATGTTTGTGATGACGGCGTTGACAACATGTTGAAAAAAGATTTGAAGGAAGGGTCCCCCCCCCCAATTCTTAAATCTCAACTTGTGTCGCGTAATAACGTTATTCCAAAGGTTGGAAAGATCCTCGCACGGGTGTGCGGGGATGGGGTCGGTGATAATCACACGACCCCCCGAAAGATGATAGAGGGGTTGCTAATTTGCTTCTGGTCTAGACGAAACTGTAAAAAGTTAAGTTTAAAAGACCATAATCGTTTAGTAATTTCCCTCCAAAATACTTTTAAGTCATTGGTTGCACTATATGATGATTTTGATACACAATTTAAGTATCTCAAATATAATTTGAGTATTTATGTGTCAAAATTAGCATGTAAGGGTAGAGATTTAGTTCTCCCCGTTGCTCCCGATGGCTATACGCCAATTATTACAGGATTCTTTCATAGCCATTTACAAAGAATGGTAGCTAGACGTGATATATCATATATCATGTCCATCTATCAATCTAAGCTTATTTGGCCAAAGATTCAGGATGGTTCCGTTGTCAAAAGTTATGAGAAGCACAAATTGCTTTTCACTACGTCTCGCCCTCCCCTCCCTAAAGATCTTAAAATGATGATTAAACAAACATCAATAGAGATTTTCGGGGTGGAGTGGTCTACGAAAGTAGATAACAATGATAACGGAGGTGGAATTTTGGTTCCTGGTCAAGACATTGAAGTCATTGAACTAGAACTAGATAGAGCAAACTCTGAGGCAAAACGCCCTCGTAAGCTCCAACCACAATATAACCATTCACCTGCAATGAAATTTTTCCCAACAGGATCAACTTGCCTACAATCAGGCTACAGTGATGGGGGCAATTATAGCCTCTACACTAAATTTGATCCTACGTTGGAAGTCGACTGTCAGTCTAAAGACGGATTACATCGTGAGGATATCTCTTCTCTTTCTTCTCAATATGAAGATTGGAGAAAAGATAACCTCGATTCTTGTACCCAAAATGCGAAAAGACGCATGGTGGAAGAACCAGAAGTTATCCGCTCTCTTCGCGTAACTCATGTTTATGAGCCCGGGAAGTTAAGACCTCTTACTATTGGAGATGGTTACCTGTACGGTGCTTTACAGCCCGCTCAAGGTCAACTTATATCTTCATGGAAGAAGTCACAGTTCCAGACAATGACAGTCGAATGTGATGTAAGAATTGCAAATATCAATAAACATAGTCTTAAGATTGAAGCTCAATTTCCTGATGTGGAATTTGAGTGGGTCTCGGGAGATTATGAGTCAGCTACGGATTTCCTTTCAATGGAAAGTACGCAGTTATCTCTTAAACCCCTTCCCTTCCTTCATAATCATAAACTTGCTATGGACTCTGTTAAACCTGCCCAGATATACTATCCTCGATTTGATAAAAACTATCAAGAGGAAAGTTGTTCTCGTAACTTGGAAAGTTATGAGAAACATGTACAACTGGGTGGGCAACCCATGGGACATCCACTCTCCTTTCCACTTCTCTGTTCTATCAACCTCGCATGTTATCGCATGGCGATAATGCGTTGGATGAAAGAACAATCAGAAGTGGGGAAGATCTCCAAAAAGGCAATACGCCAAATTGGTATCTTCCTGTGGAATAACGTGGTTATTAACGGAGATGATATTGCATATCGAGCACCCAAGAGCTTCTTTGAAGTATGGAAACGCTCTACAACTGAAGCCGGTCTTAAGCCTTCCTTAGGGAAGTGCTATCAAACAAACGAATTTGTGATGATTAACTCTCAAATCTTTGTACCATACCTTAAAAAAGGATGTCGTACTATGATAAGGAGAGAATATCTCAACTTACGTTTGATGACTGGCTTTAGTGTAAAGAATGAAAGTTCCTATACTCCAGATGAAGTCTCATCCAAGGTAAATGAAATGCTTAATTGCATTCCTTGGGGGGCCTCGGCGATTAATTACATCATGCTTGGCAACAACATCAAGACTAAGAAACATATCAAGAGATTTGTTCCGAACTGGTTTATTCCTGTCCACTTAGGTGGATTTGGAATTGCCCCAATCCATGGAACAGATATCAAGATATCTTCTCAGCAGAGAAAAGTCGCAAGACTTTTTATTGATGAACCTAAATATTCTCTTTTCAGAACGACACACAAGACACTTTCAGAGTGTTCTCAAGTTAAAGTTCTTAAAAAGAAGAATGTTTCTGGATTACGCTTAATCCCTGAAGCGGAAGCTGAGGACTGGATGTTTGAAAAAAACAAACATTCCCTCTCAAGCCTCCTCCTTCAAGCGGACAGAGCACATGTTCTCGAAAATGAACATGACGCTAATCCTCAAACGTTTTTCCGAGATGTTTTACGGAAAGCCGAGAAATGGGGTAAGCCCCTGTCTGATTCCGGATTCAGGAAGTATTGGTGGTCAAGTGTAAATGAACCTTACGGTCAAATTGCACCCGCCATCAAGCCTTTCAGATCCCATCCTACTCATAAGTTTTTTACGAGAAAGGATGAAAATGGAATACTAACAGGAGAGCGACACTTATATCTTGGTCTTCAAGCTAAGCACCCAAACCATACGCAACTATTATAACAATAGTTGCCCTACGGCCGATTTCTTTAAATCGTAAGTCCGACGGGGTTCAACAATTAACAATCCAAAACTAGAGCGCACACAGTGTGTGTGGCGGCTGCCAGATTTGGCGGCAACTTTAGTGCTAACCAAAATGCCAAGAGACTGCACGGATTGGATTTTAAGAATAAAATCTTTGTTGGATGTACAGTCCAATTCCTTTCGTATTGTATCCCGTGACACGAAACAAGAGCAAACTACTCTTATCATATCACATGTTGAATAATTCAACTAGAGGACAACAACGAAAGATGAACAAAAAACGCAACGATCGCAAACAGATTACTGGCGCAGTAAATCTCCTTAAATCAAAAGGGATTTTTACTGATGCTGGTCAAATGTTGGATCGGTCATCATTAGATCTTCTCAAATCTGGAGAAGGACTGTTTGGGGCGTCACTGCGCGCAGTACACCCTATAGTCCATCTTGGAAAGAAGAAGAAGAACCGGAAGAAGAATAAACCTTCTGGCTTGACGACTCGATCTTATGCGATCCCCACCAATATTGCAAGCGTTTCCCAAAATGATTGGGAAGGTGCTTTCCGTTCTGAGATCCTATCTCGAACTGAGGTCGTACCGCTAGACATTTATGCTAGTGATGGTCTGACCAAGGCTCGATTTAATCTCAATCCTGGAAACTCACTTCTTGATCCTTGGGGAGCGAATATTGCTAATATGTATGAGAACTATAGTTACCTCAAACTAAACACAAGAACTGGAGAGTTCTATGATGGAATCAGACTCCGTTGGATACCCACAACAGGACCGTCAATCGACGGCTGTTGTGTAGGTCTCTGCTGGAAATCTGATTCGACCCATCACTCTCCTACTACTGTTGAATCGTTTGAGCAAACTCCTGGTTGTCTGTTCGGTACTGCATCTATGCCAATGACATTTACCATCCCTATCAACCTTATTAAAGGTGGTACGGTTGGTAAGTTCACTGATCTAGATCCAGACGATAGACTTGAGAACTCAGGTTTTCTTACGTTCGGAGCATGGGGAGGAGGTACATCACCTCCTCTTCAAAAGCTCGGAACCTGGGAAATAACCTATCGGGTTCGTCTATCTATGCCAAGCACAGACTTCATTTCCTCTCCTTATGCTCATTATTATACCAATGGAACATCTTTGGGAACTGTACCGTTTTCAAGCGGCAGTTTCACATCGAATTCCAATCTGGGCGACTTGGGGGTAACTGTTGAAGATGACTTAATGTCGTTTTCTAAAACAATTCCCTATCGTCTCCATTTTACGGTAAATGTTCATAGTGGGGGAGGATTCCCAGGTATTAATGGAACTATCGCTCCTGTAGTAACAGGCGACATATCACTTATCAACTCTATACACGGGTCCACTGGAACAGGAATATCCTTTTCCTCGGCCGCGCAAGCTTTGAAAGCTTCGTACTCGTTTGTAGCAGTTGTTACAGGTCCCGCAACTGCTAAGTTTTACTACAGCGGTGGAACAGGTATTGAGTCCTTTGATCTTTTTATCACTGGATCTTCATTACTTTCTGCTCCCACTCTAACGCTGGGTCAGGATCAAAAGAGCTTTGAGGAAATTATTCCTACATCTCTTAAAGATAAAACTCTTAAATCTAACTTCCTCATTACAGAGGAGGATTTTAAGGTTACTCTCTCTCCTGAACCAGAAAGCTGGAATGCTACTCACCTATCTTTGGTCATCGACACCCTGTCGTTTGATCAAATAATTGAGCATGTCTCGAGGATCAAATCCCTCCAAGACACAAAATTGGCATCCAGCCCATTTGAGTCAAAATCTTACTTCACTGAAATTGAAAAAATATCCCTTATTTGGGAAGAACACGA